GTTTGCAGCGGTAGTTGTGAATGCTAATGGCGCGGTTGAGGCCGCAGGCGATGATGTTGTTATCGATGGTGTTGCACAGATGCCCGCAGCTACAGCCTCACCTGAAACTATCCGTGTAATGCAGAAAGGTATTACTATAGCTTTAGCAAATGAAGATATCGACGCAGGAGACCTTGTAGAGGTCAGCGCTACCACCGGACGTTTTGAAACTCGAGACGCAGGAGTTACAGTAGGTAGAGCTCTTACTGCCGCAGGAGCTGCAGGAGAGTTATTTACTCTATTGTTGTACTAAGTTGAACACATAGAAAGGAGAGTGAATCACAGTGCCACAACCGACACGTGGTATGGTACATATTGATCGAGCGCTAACTAACATTAGCGTAGCGTATATCCAGAGTCCGAACGCTTTTATAGCAGACAAGGTCTTTCCTACAGTTCCTGTACAGAAGCAGTCCGATAGATACTTCGTGTATCTTAAAGAGGATTGGTTCCGTGATGAGGCTACCGAAAGAGCTCCTGCTACTGAATCATCCGGGGGTATGTACGAGATAGACAACACCCCCAACTACTTCTGTAAGAAGTACGCGTTCCACCGCGACATCACCGAAGAGGATCGTGCTAACCAAGATGAGCCTCTGAACGTAGATGTAGATTCTGCGGAGTTTGTAACGCAGAAGATGCTTCTTAAGAGGGAAGTAGTGTGGGCAAATAGTTACTTCACTATTACAGCAGGTGGTGCAGGCGATAGAGAATCCGCCTGGGGTGCTAATGCTGTAGGAGGTACTATGTCCGGTGTAGATAACGCTACAGATCCCCACCATTTCTTGCAGTGGGATCGTAACGGATCTACACCCATTGAGGATATTTCCGCCGCTAAAGTACGCATGGCTAGCCAAACTGGGTTTATGCCCAATACTTTGGTGCTCGGTGCGAAAGTTTACGAAACCCTGCGTAACCATGATGACATCTTAGGACGTATTGTGTTTACCCAGAGAGGTTACGTAACTGCCGATATCCTTGCACAGCTGTTTGATGTCGAAAGAATCGTAGTAGGTTGGGCCGTACAGAATACAGCGAATAAGGGAGCTACCGAAGCTACCGATTTCTTACTCGGTAACCACGCGCTTCTCGCATATGCTGCTCCGCGCCCCGCACTTAAGACTCCTTCGGCTGGTTATACCTTTGCATGGAACGGTCTAATGGGTGCAGGTGCCTTTGGTAACCGTATCCTGAGGATTCCAATGCCCATGTTAGGCGTAGGTACCGAAAGGGTTGAGGGCGAAATGGCATTTGACTTGCAGGTCGTCGCTCAAGACTTGGGTATTTTCTTCGCCGATGCCGTGCAATAAGGAGTGTTTTAAATGAGTCTGAACCCACGTTCATTTGCAAGCATACGCGAAGCAATGGCTAGTGGAGAATACAGATCTCGGGGACAGTTGTTGAGGGCGGTAGCGGACACTTTTCGTAAGCCAGCAATGGATAGAAAAAGAGGAGTTACCGCCGTCGCAACTGAAGAACCGAAGGTCGAAGAACCGAAGAGTACCAAAAAGAAAGCGGTTAAGAGTTAGGAGGGTATCTGATGACTTGGTCATATTCAGGCGACCCAGAGAACAGTGATCTAGATAAAGTCAGGTTTCTGATATCGGACACTGATGAAGATGATCAGTTGCTACAGGACGCCGAGATAGAGCATGCATTGTCTACTAACAACGACGATGTATATAACGCTGCCGCCTTGTGTTGTGAAGTAATTCACAGAAAGTTCCTTAGGCAGGTAGATTATCGTCTAGGACCTTTAGCAGTCAGTGCCTCCCAGCGCGCAGATGCTTATGCGAAACTTGCAGAAGAGTTTCGTATGAAAGTAGGTCAAGGGATATCCTTTACAGAACCTAAGACCCCTGCGGCTTTTCGCAGAAACCTAATGTCTAATTCGTGAGGTGTGCTCAGTGGACGTCCAAATCAAAAAGTTGCTGAATCATCAGATTAGTGTGGAAAAAGTCCAGGAAAGGGACGGCAGAGGAGCCATCACCTATGAAATGGAGAACGAACTCCCTGTCGATCCTACGGCTGTTGCATGCTATATCTCTGGCAATGTCCAAATGATTCGCAACATTTTCGGCGAGGAAGTCGTGAGCACACTCACAATATTTATCTCTGGTACTGAGGCAGCCGAAGTGGGGCTGAATGACACGAATAACGCGCATAAGTATCGGATAACCTTACCAGATGGAAGGCAGCCTCCTATCCTAGCGATACACCCTTACTACGACGATAGGGGAGCGCTGCATTATGTGGTGGTGAATCTATGAAAGCCGTGCTGCAAATTGATAAAAATAGCATAAAAGAGTTCGATATGTCTCTAGAAAGGATTCGAGAAAGGGTTATGGAATCCTGTGAGACAGAACTTGCGGAGTTTGGTTCATATGTTATGGATATCTCAGATACTTTTATTCCTGTAGATACAGGCGCCGCCAAAGGTTCCCGTTTTGAAGAAGATGTTCAAGTATCGATGCAAGGTATTACTGTTCGTGTGGGGTATTCTAATGCGGAAAGTACTCAGATAAACCCTGAGACTGGTAAACCTACTTCGCAGTACGTATATGAACTGCACGAGGATTTAATGGTGCATCATCCTACAGGACAGGCAAAGTTCTTGGAGAATGCTGTAACGGCGAACCATCGGGAGTTCTACGAGCGAATGGCGAAAGCTGTGCGTCAAGCAATTGGAGGTTAAGGGATGGGCGATCTATTGTTAGATATAGTTGAATATCTAGACTCGGAAGACATCGTCGAAGGAGATGCAATAGATACCTTCCGCGATTTTAGGCCCCATGCTCCTGACCAAGTTGTTACGTTACAGGAATATGCAGGTCCTGGAGGTTTCTCATATGGAGAAGGTTCAGTAAGGAGGTTTCAGATAACTGCTCGAGGAAGTACGGAGGATCCTAATTGGGGGAGAGCTAAAGCTTGGGAAATATACAACGCTTTACTCTTCGAAGAAGGAGTAGTTGATCTGAGACCAGATCATGATATATGGGGAATCATCACACGCTTGCAGACACCACATAAACTGTTTAATGATAGGAACGACAGGGCAATCTACGGATTTAACGTGTCGTTCACAACAAAGAGTGATTAAGAAAGGAGGACGTTTAAATGCCACGAGGTGTAAGAATCGGTTTAAGAGATGTATACTATGCCGTTCTAACTCAAGATGATGTAGAGGCCGGTGTAACGTATGAAGCTCCTGTTCGAATTATAGGCGCGATTACAGCTAATGTAAACCCTAACTCTTCAACTGAAACCCTTTTCGCGGATGATGGTCCAATGGAAGTTGCTACTACTCTAGGGGATATTGAGTTGGAATTAGTAATGGCTGATCTTCCTTTACCTGTACAGGCGGCTTTGCTTGGACATACTTTTGCAGATGGTAAACTTGTCAAGAAGTCCAGTGATACTCCTGACTGGGTAGCGTTAGGTTTTAAAGCGCTCAAGTCAAACGGTAGTTATCGGTATACATGGCTTCTTAAAGGTAGGTTTATGGTTCCTGAGGAATCTCATGAAACCAGAGGAGATAGTGTTGATTTTCAAACACCTACCATTAATGCTGCCTTTACTCTCAGGGATTTCGACGATAAGTACATGATTGTCGCAGATCCTGATGAAGAAGGTTTCGGGGCGGCTGAAGAAGCTACCTGGTTTACAGCTGCTACCATCGATGCGAGTTAGCAACTGCATTATTCTTAAGGAAGGAGGATAACTATGCCTAGAGGTGTAAGAATTGGTTTGAGAGATGTGTACTACGCTGTTCTAACTCAGGATGATGTAGACGATGGTGTTACGTATAGTACTCCTGAACGTATTATAGGAGCAATCACTGCCAACATCAATCCCAACTCCTCGACGGAGACGTTGTTTGCTGACGATGGACCGATGGAAGTAGCAACGACTCTTGGAGATATCGAGTTAGAATTGGTAATGGCAGATCTTCCACTTCCTGTGCAAGCAGCTCTTTTAGGACACGACTATGAGGATGGTAAGTTAGTTAAGAAATCTTCAGATTCACCTCCTTGGGTTGCTTTAGGATGGAAAGCCTTGAAGTCCAACGGAAGCTATCGTTACACATGGCTTCTAAAAGGTCGTTTTATGGTACCAGAAGAATCCCATGAGACTCGTGGAGATAGTGTAGACTTCCAAACTCCTACCATTAATGCGGCATTTACTTTAAGGGACTTTGACGATAAGTATATGCTATCAGGAGACGAAGACGAAGCTTCTTTCACTGAAGCTATGGGTGCTGACTGGTTTACTGTCAACACCTTAATTAACAACTTAGCAGACTTCGATCTCGGTGTGTCTAATGCAACTCCTGATGAAGATGTTGCCTTCAATATTGAAATCACTAATGCTGTTG